CACCACGATTGAAACCGCAGACGGTAAAAAGTGGGCGCGTTATACATATTTGGGGATGAAATGAGCAATCCAATTGAAGAACATATCAATCTTTACCAGCATTTTGCGCCTAATCCTACGGCTTTTAGAGAATCTCTTGAAAAAGCTATTAGTTACGCAAAAAGTTCAAACAAACATTTAAACATGGATTTAAGAGATTATTTTGCTGCTAAAGCTATGCAATCATTAATTTTGGGGCTTGATAATGGTAACGAAAATTAAGCGGATTTAGTGCCAGAAACCGCATACGGTTTTGCCGATGTGATGATGAAAGCGAGAGAACAATGATGCGATTAGACAATATCAACTGGAAATATACGCCAGCAGCCAAGACCAATATTGCAGAAACTTTGCGTAGACTTGGCTTTGAACCACCTAGCGAAGATAAGCGCTATCAAGAAAAATGGGCCAGATACCGCAACGCTCTGGCCATTAATGAAACTAAGCAGTCTTAGCGTATTCTTCTGCGGTTAAGATTCCTGATACATATTTATTCTGCGGTTTAAATATGGTCAGGAATTGTCCTCTTAACTCTGGCGCAAACGATACATGCACCCATCTACCAAATTCATGGATCACCTGATCCACCTGTATATCTGAATCTTTTAACGCTTTGGCTACCGCGTATGGATCACCAAAACTAGGGCATACAAAGTCAATAGCCCAGCCATCCATGTGGCTTGATTTAGCAGCCCCGCCAATCGCTTGATTAACCGCGGGTAGGCGTAACCATGAATTAACTCTAATCGGCTTACCTAGAAGCTTTCTGATAGCTTCCATGCCTTCTGCTGCCTTCTTCATATTCTCCAGTTGTTCTGGGCTTGGATCATTAGGAATACCCATGCGCGTAGCAGTTTCACTGAATGTGGCTTCTTCTACAGTAAAGTTTGCGCTTAAGTTCATCGTTTCATCATCCCTTTAATTTCTTCGGTCTTTTCTTTAGATCCTTGGCTAGATCCAAAGTAGTAAGACAAGACCTGAGTTGCAGAACTAGACAAGAATCCCAGAGCAAAAATAATGATGTTTTCTTGGCTATCTGGGAAATCTACAAAGAATATAAGGCCAGTCATTACCATTGATCCTGATAAAGTACCTAGAGCAAGAATAGAAGCAATATTTTTAGTAATGAAGTGAACATCTGATTTGGCCATTTCTATTTCACGCTTACGCGCAGAATCGCGGTCTTGGGCGTCAATCTTAGCAAACTCTAGCTCCATCTCTTTTAGCTTGTTTAGCTTGTCTGGATCAGCAATCAACGCTTGAGTCACGCCTTCTACGGTTTTATCGTCTAATCCTAGCTTATCAGCAATCATAGCTACGGCTGCGCCACCCAATGGGCCACCTACAGCAGTTGCTAGGGCTGGGGCTACGCTTTTAAGTAATGTAAGTAGGTTATCCATTAGTTCCCCAATCGGTTAGAAGTTGCTCGTTTGATGGCGTTTAGCTCAGATTTCATGGCTTCACCCAGAATCTTAAGTTCTTGGGTAGTCATACGCTCTACAGCATCTGCTTTAGCTCTGGCTTGCTTAGAATCTAGTACGGCATCGGTCAATCGGTCTTGGGCTTTACCAATCTGATCACCTTGAGCCTGTAAACGCTCTCTCAATAGCTGGTTATCGCGCTCTAATGTCGCGACTTTGCCTTTGACTTCACCAAATTGTTCAACTATTTCTGTGAACTGTGAAAGGGCATCCTTGGCTTTGTTGATTTCGGTAATAGCGGTATAGCCTAGACCAAAAATAAACGGCACGGCAGTACCTAAAAAGCCCAATACGATGGCATTTTCTCTTGCAAACTTGATTGCTGACTCAATCTTATCTAATTTATCACTATCACTCATTGCTCTAACTCCACTTGATCGCTCAATATGCGATTTAATTTATCGGTTTGGTCGGGGTTAAACAATGAACCGTTAGTGATTAAGTCCATGTATGTTTGTTGCATGATTTTAATATCATTTGGTAGTTCTTGACCAATATTTAAGTCATGAAATACATTAGGTTGCGCCATTGGCTTAGAAAATAGCTCCAACGACAACGCAAGGGGTAAAGTCTTTAGCGTGAACGGTGTTTTGGGTGTTTCTTTGGGGGTAGGGGTTTCCGATGCAGTTGATTTTGTCTGCGAGGTTGTCGGGGTCGCTACCGAGTTCGGCACATCCTGAGTAGTCGGTGCAGTTACAGTTAATGTGGGCGTTGGCGATACAGGGGTGGCTACATTCGTGGGATTGATCGGGCTTACAGGCGATACAGGACTCGCTATATTGGTCGGATTGGTTACTGACTTTGTGCAAGTGTTCTGCGTGGTTATCCATGATCCGCTCCAGATTGGTTGGCCATAAGGGTTAGGGCAAGTGCTAGATTGGGTTTGAGTAATTGATCCAACATAGCCAGTTTGACAACTTAAGGTTTGCGTTTGGGTGCTGGCTTGGCAGCTTGGCGGGTTCGGGGTGCAACTGTCTGAGTAGAGTTGCCAGCCGTAGTTCGTGACTTGGCCGTCTGTACAGCTTTTGGTTTCTTGCTTGAATCTTTTGATACCGCTGTAGTTGGCTTGGCAGATTTCTGTTTTTTCGGCAAAGGTTGTTGTACAGGTAACGACTTGCGGGGTTTGGTAGATGTTGCCACAGAACGCTTGTTGCCAACTTGTTGAGTATGCGCCTTGTTGGCAAGCCCAGCAGTCTGCGTTGGCAGTACAGGCGCTTCCAAAGGTTGGATTTGATGTCCAAGGAGTCGTGCAATAACACGCTTGAGCCAAGACATCACTTGTCCTCAGTAGGCTTAGTAACAGCAGCAGATAGAGGGGGTACTTTGCCATAGAGTTTCTCAAATTTCTCAGGGTTTTTCTTGATCCAAGCATCTCTAGCAGCATCACCAATTAGCCCATCAATAGGGCATGGCGTACCAGACATCAACATAGCATCCCAAACCCTGTTATCAGCACATAAAGTCGCTACGGCAGCTACTTTTAGACCAAGGTCATTGAGTGTTTTGGCAATCTTAATTCGTTCACAGTTAGCATCGGTATATACAGTTCCACCAGATACTCCGATCACGGTAGAAGATACCGCTCCAGATACAGGAATACCGCAAACATCTTGAGAAAAAGCAGACATAGATGGAGCAATGGCCGATGGTACAGGCTGCCCTTTGTAGTTCATATCCATCACAGTATTTTGGGCTTTGGCATTGTAGGCAAAAGCTACGCCAATCAATACCGCCCAAATAAAAAGGATTTCTCTCACTTTGTCCACCAGTGAGTTATATAGCCCACTACGCTACTTAAAGCAGAAACGATGGCCATACCCATGAACATACCGCCTTTTGAGCGTTCAGCCATGGCTATGAGGGTTTTCATATCCTTGCGAAGTTCAGCAACTTCTTCTTCCATTTTTTCTACTTTGTGCCATAAAACACCATAGCGTACTGGGTCTATTTCCGACATTATTGCTCCGTAATTTCCTGTGGTTTAGTTTCCAAAGCTTCTTTTAGTAGCTTAACGAAAGCGGCCTTACCAACATTCAACTGGTCAATGTTAAAAGACATTGAACCAATCTTGCGGTCTAAGTCTTGAATATGATTAACCATCATTTGTTGTTGCTGGTTCATATCTTCGTAAAAATACTCAACATCATCTAAAACGACTGGGGTTTTTTCTTTATTTCCCATGGTTTTCTCCTAAATTACCGCTTAAAGGGAAGCGGTTTACCCATATTACCAAGGCAATCCGCTTGCTACTTTAGGTGCTTTTAGTTCTGCTAATTGAGCATCAAGACTAGCTTCCATAGCTTCTAAGTCTAGCTTTTCAGCTAACCAAGCCTTAACTACTTCTTCAGTTAAATCAGCAAAAGGAATGACTGTATCACCTACTTCTACACCGACTGTGCCATAAGATGATGCTGTGAATTCACCATCTTGTTTAGAAGCTGTCCAATGAACAGTAGTTACGATGTCACCATCTGTGTTGCGGTCTAGTTGATTAATAATTAAGTTCATTTATTACTCCTTATTTAGATTCTAAAGTTTCAATACGAGCTTTTAGGTCGTTGATGATTGCTTGTTGTTCTTGAATAGCAGCAGTTAGTGTAGCTACTAAGAATGAAGTATCAATACCTTGTGGTTTGATTGAGCCATCTTCGTTTACTGCATCTTTTTCGCCAGTAACCGCATCAGGACAAACTTCTGCAAGTTCATGGGCGATAAAACCTTCAGATGAACCGCCAGCCTTCCAATCATAAGTAACAGGTTTAAGAGCTTGAACTTTAGCTAAAGCACCTGTCATTGGTGCAATGTTTTCTTTAAGGCGGTAATCGGATGTTGTGTTATATGCGGTACTTGAACCATTTGTAGAAATTCCGCCTACAAATGAAGTTCCAGCACCACCATAGTAAAACTCAACATAATTGCCAGTAGAGTTTGTTCTTCCAACACCAATTGCAGCACTTCCACTATTAGAATCACAAACAACTCCAAGTGGTTTGTTTGTACTACGAGTTAATATACCACTACCGAATATATTTCCAGCCGAAGCACTCGTAGTCCCCACCAGCAAGTTACCAGAGCTATCTATTCTCATGGCTTCAGTAAATGAGCCAACTCTAAATCTAATAGTTGAACCATCTAAAGATAGGTCATTAGTTACTGTATTGCTTAATGATTGGACATACCCAATGCTACCAGCTACTCCAATTTGAACATTTAAACCATCTGTAACTGAAGTAGCAGAATATCCTTTTACTTTTATACCACCACCCGCAACTTCTAATCTAGCTTGTGGGCTTGTAGTACCAATACCCGCATCACCAGAGCTAGTGATACGCATACGCTCTGTGTTGCTAGTATTAAAAATCATTGGAACAGATTCAACATTTAATACAGTGCCAGAAGTGCCGTTATTCGTAAGGGTAAAACTAGCAACACCAGTTTT